TTTTTCAAACTGCCGATCGTAATCTATATAGGGTGTCAGTTTAAACTCTTCTGGAATAACTTCAGGGAATGCCATAACGTTTTCATGTATCGGATTAGGCATTTTGAGATAACAAAACTTGATACGCGTGCCGTTAGTAACCAGCTCATACTTTTTTGTTAGCTTGTTTTCTTTTATATATTTGTTGAAGAGTAACGACCCACGCACATGGATCGGACAACTCTTTTTGTATACCGTTTTGCGATCTGACCAGTCTGTGATGTTGCTGACCGACCGCGGAAAGGCGATCTTCTCTGGCGGTAGACTTTTGAACTCAGCCTTGAAGTCTCGGATATATGCTTGTGCTTCGGCTTCTCCGCCTGAGACAAGGATCTTGAATATCTCCTTGAACTTATCCCGACAAACCTCAGGCGTCGACGACTTGATAGCCTCGATACCCATGATTTTGAGTTTTGGTTCCGCATATTGAACACCTTCACTATTGTGCACGTTAAGTATGTATCGCTTTTTAGCAGTCCATATACCACGATCAGCAATAACTTCTCTACCCATTTCCATACGAGGTTTATGGCACTTCATATTGTTGTATAGCTTTTCATACGATTTAGCAATAACTGGTTCAATCTTGTCTTTGCAGACCAGATCAAGAAATTTGACTGGATCTTTAGGTGTAAACTTTTCGATCATACTGCCAAAATTAACATAAAGGCTATCGGTATCAATAGCGATAACATAATCAACATCATTGGTTTCCATTATCTTGTTCATATATTCGTTGACTGTACGTTCAGCCCATTGAATTGCTAACTGGCCAGTAAGTGTGACGCCCTCGGCAAGGCGAAGGTCGAAGTATTTGAAGTATTGATTGCCGAGAGCGCCATACAAAGAGTTCATCAGGATCTTAATAGCCATTTGCTGATTATTAAGTTTGTTGATCTCTTTTTCCAGAGCGACTGTCTTTTCTTTTTGATAAGAACTTTCAGCCATAAGCATTTGTTTCTTGATCGATTTACGATCAGAATAGTAGTCAATAATAATATTTGGAATTACACCATCAACGTCTTTACGATATGTGCTACCGTTAGCCGCAAGACAATGTTCACCGTTATATGGAGATGCATCCATATAATAGTCAACACCACTTGTCTCGCCAGCAGATACTAGAGTTTCAGGACTCATATTCCACTGGACAATAATGTTTGGATATAGCGAGTTCAGATCGAACGATACTACCCAGTCATGCGCGCCGACATGTGGTTCTTTAACATAACCACCAGCAAACTTAGCTTTGATAGAATCACCAGCAAAGACTGGAGATGCGCGCTTTTCAGATAATAGCTTACGATAGATAATAGATTCCCATATCGAAGTAACACCAAACGTTTCAGAATAGTTGACACCACCACGATAAGCCATAGTCATAGCCAACGTAATCAATCCCATCTTTTCTTCGATGCGATCAACCAGCTCAACATCTTTCATATTATAGTCAATGTACTTTTGAAAGTCTTGTTTGTACAGATTCTTTAGGTTACCAGCTTCTTCAAACGAAAGCTTACGTTCACCAAGTACAACATAGGCAATATGGTTCAATGCGTATGATTCTTGTGCGCCATAAGAATAACCAAACTTTTGGAATAGCTCAAGATAATCTAGTTGCTCAATACCTTTAATATCGTATGCGACTTGTTGTTTACCACGGCGAGTGATCTCACGATGGTCAACCATACGCCACGGCGAGAATGCTTTGCATGCGTCGATTGATAATACTTTTGCTGTACGATTAATTAGATATGGAACATCAAAGAAACGAATATTCCAACCAGTGATCACGTCTGGAGTCTTATCTTCGTCAGACCAGAACTCTATGAATTTAGTAAGGAGACTGGCTTCATCGCGACAACGATAATAGCGAACGGGTTGGATGAGAGAATTCTCAGTATTAAAATCGCCATAACCCCAGACATGATATAGTTTCGATTTACTTGACTTGTAAGTAATCGAAAGAATTCTTTGAGATGCTTCAGCTGGTTCAGGAAAGCCATCTTCATATTCTGTTTCAATATCGAATGTACCAACATCAATGAATTCACGACGAAACTCTATGTCACGTGGAAAGCGTTGTGTGATATATTGTTGTAGATATTTGTGGTTGCCAAAGATCTTACGACCTGCAACATCCCTATTAGAGTCAAGCCAGTTCTTAGCCTCGCGCATATTATCCATTTCAATAGGCGCAATCTGCCGACCATCAAGTGATCGCCATTCGCTATGTGCTTTGCTTTCTGTATAGAATACTGGCTTAAAATCAGTATCACGCTTATAGATGCGCTTACCGTGAGCGTTATAGCCACGGTATAAAATAGTATTGCCATAACGGCAGACATTAGTATAAAAAGACATATTACCTCCAACCTTCAGAGATAATTATATCACGTTATAACCGGTTTGTAAACAAAAAAGTGAGCTATACCGCAAATGATTCGCCACAGCCACAACTTGCAGTTGCATTAGGATTCACCACTGTTAGGTAACTTCCACCTAGTTCGTTTTTGTAATCTATAGTGCATCCTGCTACAAACATTTCTGCCATCGGATCTAGCACTAATGCATCAGCATATGGCTCGCTCCAGTTTACATCCGGCCAGTTGTTTTTAAAGTCCCACACATAAGTAAAGCCGGAACAACCACCACCCTTCACACCAAGTGTAACGTAGTCACCGTTCCTGACTTTATCCAGATATTGCTTTGCTTCATCAGTAATACTAATCACGGACTAGTTGCATCCTATCTACTAGACGTTGCGCGCGGTTGGTAACCTGTTTGTACCAATTTGAGTCTACCATCTCCATTGCAGCCTGATGCCAGTCTCGAGCATCTACTCCACGCTTCATACCTTTGAACTTAGATAATCGTGGTCGGCCCATATTAAACATCATGTTCGCAATGATCAATTGGACTTCTTCGGGCAGTGTTTCGAAATCTGGGTATAGCGTAACGCAGTCTTTGAGCACCACGTCGACGTCGCTAGCGAACGCTTCGACGACTCTATCTTCTGAGACAGGAGTTCCAACTTCTTGCCCGTGCTCCATATCGCTATCGAGAACAAGATGACCAATGCCGAAAGTAGGGAGGCCAAGATGATCCAAGTAGATCTCATATTTAACTCCTTCGTCGACTTTTAATTCTTCTCGTAATTTATCAATATTCATATTCAATTCCTTCTTGTAAACGAATCAGGTATATCTTTATCATTTTCACAGTCGCAGGTATAACAAACATCGTTAACGCAGTCTGGGCATTCTTTACCGCAATGACAATTGTGTCCACACTTATTACACATACCATTCCTCCTATGTTGAAAGGGAACAGCGCAAGCCGTTCCCCTTTATTTATATTTGTGCTTTCTTCTTTGAAAGATACTGACGAATTCGCTTAACTGTATGTGGATTCATTAATATCTTGTCCCGTAACCTTGAACTTCGGCATTAAGCCTACGCTCAAGTTCTGAAAGAGTATATTGGTACTCACGGTACTTAAGTGGTTGTTTAGCTGGTTGAAGTTCAACCTTTAATAATTTCTTTACAAGATTAAACATTTTTGCTAAACCTTTCCATTGCCCGCTGATTTAACTCAGCCAACAGGCTGTAGTACGTATGCTCAGGATATTCAACTAACAACACTCGAGCAATTTGCTCGTTTGCTGCAATTTGTCGGGACAGCTGCATGGATTTGCCAACTGATAAGAAGAAACTGGCAATTGCCTCTAATGGATTAGGCAGATTCCAGCTTTGCACTTTCATTACTATTGATGTCATTTGATAGTTCCTCGTTTTTCGTGATTGAAATTTTACGAGGCTGCTTCTCTTTTGGAAGGACGACTTCTAAGCCGACAGTCAAAATTCCGTCCGTAAGATCTGCTCCGTTGACTTCTGTGTATTCAGACAGTCTAAATGACTTTACCCAGTTTCGAGCACTAATACCTTTGTGAACATACTTGTTTTGATCTCGTCTTGCAGGACGATCTCCCTTGATAGTAAGGATATGATCCTTGACTTCAATATCAATATGTTCTTGTTTGAATCCAGCCACAGCCATTTCAAGAGTGTATTGCATCTCTTCTTCTTTGACTACATTATGTGGTGGATAGGTATCCTTCGAATGCAAGTGGATATTTTCCAGTTGATCGAAGATGTGGTCGAAACCCAAAAAGGCGTTTCGCGGGTACGCGAATGATCCAGTCATATGTTCCTCCTATTGACTAGCAAGGTTATTTTGTACTCGCATTGCGACGTACATTGTATATATATGATTTCCAAAAGCCATCTTCTAGAATATCACATACAGAATCTATTTCTTCATCAGTCATCCACGCGTGGCATGGAATAGTCATAATAGTATTTGCAACGTGCTCAGCACCAGTGTTTGCATACATGTGCCCGTAATATGAGTTATGAGATATAGGATCTGCGTAATGTATATTAGTTCCGCACTCATGTTTCATCTGATCACGCATAGCATTTGATTCAAATCGTACTACGTATTTGTGGTAATTATGGTTAAGTCCTTCCGGAAACTCTTGTAATATTACTGGCTTATCTGCAAAGAATTCATCAAATACTTTTGCGATCTCCTGTCTACGCTTTTGCCATTTTTCTCTACTCTTTAATCTATGGCTAATGATATGAGCATTCATCAAATACATTTTTGAGTTACGACCAAGAAACTTCATGTCTCTGTCTTTAAACGGAACGCCTCTACCATAACAAGCCAGCTTACGAATCACTGCAGCTATATCTTTAGAGTCAGTCATAACAGCGCCACCACCATTGAAACCAGCAATGACTTTATTATCATTGAAGGAATAAACGCTAATGTCTCCAATGGAACCTGCTTTTATTCCATTGAGCTCTACGCCAAGTGCTTGTGCTGAGTCTTCAATAAGAATAATATCTTCGGCTTTACACCATTGAGCTACAGCAAATATCTCAGGAAACATAGCACCAAACAAGCATGGATATATTACAGCTTTAGTCCTATCAGTTCTTAGTTGCTTAATATTGTGCAACATCATTTGATGTGTGTTAACATCAATATCGCAAAAGACTGGAGTAGCACCAACCATATTTACAACTGATGCAGTGGAGATCCAAGAAAAGTCTGGAACTATTACTTCATCTTCAGGCCTGATGTTATAAGCTTGTAAAGCGAATACTAAAGCATCGGTAGCATTTGAAC